GGCTTGCGTAGCGTGATTTCCCCGCCCAGACTTATCGAGAATGCGCCCCACAGGCTGCTCCACAGCAGCCACTGGCACAGTGCCTGCGATGTCTTGGAACATCGTGCTCATGTCGCTCGGGTCGTACCAGACGCCTTGTTCGCCTTTCTCAAACAGGCGCTCCGGGGTAAATTCACGCGCACGCCGCAATATCCGCTTGTCGCGAATCATCTGGTGATACCAGACCTGCCCGGCGAATCCGTCGAACTTTACGAAATCCCTGAAGTCATCAGTCATCTTCGCGAACCTTTGCAGGGCGACCGCGCCGAACTTCTGGCTTCACCTGCAAATTCTTTGCGGCCTCGGCCTGCTCAGATGGCGCGCGGGTTCGCTCGATTCGCTGGATGGTCGCAAAATCAACCGGCTGGCCAGGGGTCAAGCCGTCTTCGTTAACTTCTGCCATGTGTCACCTCTTTGTATGCGCAAATAGTATGCCATATCGACGCCCATAAAAAAGCCCCCAATAAAGGGGGCTCATTTATTGCTTCACCCATTCCGGGAATGATGCAGACGAAAACCTGCTTGCGGCAGCAGAGATTCCAATTCCTGCTGCTATTGCGCACTCCTCAAGCGTTTTGTATTCATCCCCATCAACAAAGTAGACGTACCTTCTTGATCGCTCAGTCGAATACATTGCGGCCTCAGGCCCAGTCCCGCGCTTTAGTCTTGCCTTTAGCTTCCCGTATGGTATCCCCTTTATCTCAGCCCATTCCTGCAACGGCCTTGTCTCTCCGAAGGCCGTTATCACCACTGTGTTTCTCTTATTTCTGGCGTTTTCTGACCTGCTAACCCATCGGCAGTTTTTCTTTTCGTAATTACCGTTATTGTCAATCCTATCAATCTGGCTGTCCATTGATGGAGGAAGGCCCATATCTTCAAGGAATGATTCGTAAGAAGAAGTCCATTCGCTGCAAACGCTTATTCCTCTGCCTCCGTAATTTGAGTATCCTGATGAGTTTGCGTTTAAGCACCTACGCTTCATTGCTTGCCACGTGTAATAGCTTTTTGCCTCCACTGTCCCAGATGTGCCAGTCTGGTATGATTTCCCATGAGTCTTTCTGCTCTCTGATCTTGTTTTGTGCGCGCAAGAGCTGCATTGCTTTGTATTTCCTGTTCTCAGGTTGTATATCTCAACGTCTACCAGTCCTCCGCAATCGCATAGGCATGAGGCCATTCTCTTCTTTGATCCAGACTTTCTCTCGCCCGAAAAAAGATTGATAACTGTTACTGATCCGTACCTATCGCCAACTGAAACCACAGACATAAAAAAGCCCCCTTGATGTTATCTCGGGGGCAGTATATCGCAATTTACGCAATTACGATACTTTGTCTCTAATTGGTGACGAGGAAGGCCAAGGGCACGTTCTTGCGCTCAACTACGCGCGACCAGGCTGCATCTGCGGCCAGTTCGGCAGGGGTGAACGAGAACGAGGCTGGGGTGCCGGTGTTCTGGTAGCCGCTCGGGTGCAAGATCCAGGTCTTACGGGTCCACAGGGTTTCAACGCCAGCGCCGTTGCCTTGCGCTTCCTGGCGCTCAACTTCAACAGGGACCAGTGAAGCGCCGTCACCATAGGCAAATGCGCCTTCGCCAAACAGCACGGAGGTGTATTTGAAGCCCGAAGTAGATCCGGCGGTTACGGTCATGCTGTCGTCAACGAGAACGCGCAAGCCCATGTAGGTCGGAATGGTCAGCATGCCCTGGCTGTCTGGGATGTAGACAATATCGTCATTCTTGACCATCTGCGCCATCACGCGGCTATGCACTGCGATTGCGCGCAGGCTATCACCAGCGTCACCCATGGTATAAACGGCATCGGTGAAGCTGTCGCGGTTGAACTTGGTCGACGCGGTTTGAGCGCCGGTCGATTCAACTGCCACGTTTACCACCATGTCGCCTGCGTTGTTGGCCACGTTGTCGGCATACACGCCATTACAGGACGCAATCAAGCGACGCTGCCATTGGCGGGTCCAATAGGTGTCAACACGGGCACGGATGTGCTCCATTGCACGCGGACCCATTGCCAGCTCGGACGCCAGGTCAGAGGCGGAAAGGCCTTTGTTCAAGAACGCTTTACGGCTGATCTGCTCGCCCTGCACGATCTTGGACGGCGAGGCGATGTTGGCCGGGTTATCGGTGCTCAGGTTCGGCGCGACGGTTTCGTCAATGTCTTTCCAGAACGGCAGCTCAGCGACTTTACCGGCAGCGGTTGCCAGGCTGTCGAACAGGGCCGAACGAACGACAATACCGGATTGGTAGAACGCGGTTTTCTCCGGGCTGTTAACAGCCGGCAGGTCTTGGAAGACCTTGACGTCAATGATGTCAGCAAGTTGGACGGTAGCCATGATTTAGTAACCTCGTGTGCGGGATTTGTAATCGGCATTCAGCCGATCATATTGCGCGGGGTCTTTCTGGCGGATTGCCGAAAGTTCAGCCCCTGTTAGCTCTTCAAACTTTTTAACGGCCCCGCCGCTGGAGTTACTGCCGGTCGCCCCGCCACCGGATGATTGATTGCCGTCCACTAGGAACGGATAACGCTCGGTCAGATGCTTGCCCAACTGCTCCGCAGTCATGGTGCCGTCCGGCCCTGAAATCACGACGCCATCCGATGTGTGCTGGATGAACGCCAATGCCTCTTTCTTCAGCAGCTCGGCTTTGCCAGTGTCACGGCTAAGCGCATTTGCAAGCTGTGTTGCCAGTTCGCCGCGCTCTTTGTCGGCGATCTTGCGTTCGCGCTCAGCTAGGGAGTTTTCCGCCTTTTCTGCGCGCGCTTTTTCGTTCTTTGCGATGGTTTCCCATTGCTGGTCTTTCTCTAGCCGCTCGCGGTCTTTCTCCTCGGCTGCTTTCTCGAACTCTGCCAGCTTGTCTTTAGCGGCTCGGCGTTCGTCGCGCTCCTTGCGCAGGGCTTCTTTAAGCTCGTCTGCCGGGTCGATGCCCTCGACCTTCAAGCGGAATCGCTCGCCCTTCTGCTCATACAACCCTTTAACGCTTTCATCCAGCCCTTCAAGGCTGTCAACTTCAAACTTCAACATTGCGCTACCCCGTAGCATATAAAGCGCAACCCGTGCGCGTTCATGCAAAGGATATGCCAGTCTGTTAATGGTTGCAAGTAGCGTGCCAGCATTTGCGCAGGACAAGAAAAAGCCCGCTGATGGGCGGGCTTATTTTTTACTGCTGGATAAGTCTTTGCTTCAGCTCGTAACCCATAAGCGGCCAGATCTTCTGCTCCGCATTTGCGCGCGCGATCTTGCGGCCAATCTCTTCGTCGAAGTTCTCAGGGCTAGCGCAGGCGCTTTCCCCGGTTACGGTAAAGCCGTTCTTCAGCACCAATACGCAAAAGGTCAGCAGGTTAAGGCTTGGCCTCAGGAGGTCTGGGTGAGCTGCGCCGGCTGGCACAATTGCATCGCCGGAATTCTTGCGTAGCTCGCCGGCAGCAAACGCGCCGATCACACCTTCGCCAGCCGAGAAATAGTGCTCGCTTGCAATATTCGCCTGCAGATCAGCCGGCGTGATTCGTGGCGCGGTCAGGCCTTTTGCTTGTATTTCCTGCTCGATACTTTCGTCTGACATGGTAAAAACCTCGATAAGTGGACTTTTATTGTATATCGAAAATCACTCCAACGTAATCCCTTCCCGCGCCCGCAACTCGTCAAGCGTGTAAACCTTGCCGGCATCATCGGTGAATTTATCAAGCGACACCTCGCCAGACCGGAACATCCGCGCACGCTCATGCCCTAGCACTTCGTTCTGGAACTCTGCCGGCTGCTGCTTTAGCCATGAGTTGTATGTGGTCTGCGCCGATACCGGGCCTTGATAGCTCGCACGGGTAGCGCCTTCGCGTAGCGCCGCAAAACGATCATCCACAACCGGCACGCGAACGGATCGGCAGTTGTAGTGCATCGGCGGTTGCGGGCCTTCGCCTACTTGGTAAATCTTGCCGTCAAGTGATGCGCAGGTGATCGTAGTGCGCCCATCGAGAACGGCCGAAAATTCTTCGCCTTTCAATACGTCGGCGTTTTGCTTGTACACCTCAATGCGTGCCGCGCTACCTGTTGTGTTCGCAGCCGTGCGCACGACCGCCTCCGCCTGCGCCCGAGTCCTTGTATTCACCAAGCTCATCACATTGCGCGTGATCTCAGCATTCGTCGCGCCAGCAGTGATCCCGGCTTGCACGGTCGTCATGACTTCGCGCGATACGCCGCTAGCGAATGTGTCGAAT